AAACAAGTTATGCAGGAATCCGCAATTGAATATTGCGAAAGAGAATATCCAGAAATGATGGATGAATTTAAGAAAATACAGACCGAAATGTATGAAACCTTTTGTAAGAAACAAAGGAATTATGGACCAGGAAATATATCAGTTGGAACTCCCTTACAAAGTAAAGAAGATGTAAAACTATCCCTTACCGGTCTATGGTTTAGAATCAATGATAAGGTTCAGCGATTGAAACAATTGGTAGTATTAGGACAGCCCGATGAAGTAGGAGAATCCATTCAGGATACCTATCAGGACCTATCGGTCTATGGTATAATTGCCCAATTAGTACAAAGAGGAAAATGGGCAAAATAAATTTGGAAAATCCAAAAAATAGTCGTATATTTATATAGTAAAAGATAAAAAGGTTATATTTAGTTATGTAGGAAGTAGCTACTAAACCTCAACTTTAAACACAAATTTTAAACTTTAAAAACAAAAAAACAATGGACATTTCATTAGCGCTCAAGAGATTTAACTCTCTTCAAAACAACACAAAAAAGTCTGATTCCATTTGGAAGCCAGCAAACGGAAAATCGCAAATTCGTATCGTTCCTTACAAATTCAATAAGGACATTCCGTTTATCGAACTTTATTTCCATTACAACATCAACAACAAGACGTACTTGTCTCCAATGTCATTTGGTAGACCTGATCCTATCGTTGAGTTTGCAGAAAAACTTAAAAGGACAGGGGATACTGATGATTGGAAAGCAGGTAAAAAGATGGAACCAAAATTGAGAACTTTCGTACCAGTTATCGTAAGAGGTAAGGAAAACGAAGGTGTAAAGTTTTGGGGATTTGGAAAGACAGTTTACCAAGACATTTTAGGATATATCGCTGATCCTGATTACGGAGATATTACAGACCCAATAATCGGTAGAGATATCGTATTGGATGTAACGTCTGCAGAAGAATCTAATGCAGCATATCCAACAACTGCAATCAGAATCAAACCAACTCAAACAAAGTTATCGGATGATGCAGCAACAATGCAATCTTTTTTGGAAAATCAAAAGAACATCACCGAATTATATTCAGAGTTATCTTACGCCGAACTTAAATCGGTATTGGAGAATTGGTTGAATCCAGGTTCTGCAGTTGCAGAAGATGAAGTAGTAGAGGAATTAGAAGCACCTAAACCAAAAGTAGCACCGAAGCAATCGCAACCTTCTGCTGATATGGGTGGTACATCTGAACTCAATGATCTTCCTTGGGAAAAAGAAGCACCTGCTAAAAAAGCAGATGATGTAGCATCGGCATTCGATGATTTATTTAACAATTAATAGGTTACAATTATGGCCAAAAGAGAAGAAGATTTAGCAAGTTTACTTGCTGATTCTCTAAACAAACAATCAAAAGATGGTAGAATTGCATACTTTCTAAATGACGGAGGTGGAGATGCTCCAACCAACGTAAAGGACTGGTTATCTACGGGTAACGCCTTATTAGATGTAGCAATTTCAAATAGACCTTATGGTGGATTGCCTGTTGGCCGTATAGCAGAAATAACGGGTTTAGAGCAGAGTGGAAAATCTCTGCTCTCTGCCCATCTGTTAGCCGAAACCCAAAAGAAGGGTGGTGTTGCTGTTTTGATTGATACGGAAACTGCCGTTAATAGGGAGTTTTTCGAAGCAATCGGAGTGGATATATCAAAACTTCTATACGTTTCAGTAGATACGGTCGAAGGAATATTTGAAGCATGTGAAACCATTATCGAAAAAGTCAGAAATGGTGATAAAGATAGATTAGTAACAATAGTGGTTGATTCAGTAGCGGCTGCATCCACAAAGAAAGAATTAGAAGCCGATTACGATAAAGATGGTTACGCAACGGATAAAGCTATTATTATTTCCAAAGCAATGAGAAAGATTACCAATATGATTGGTCGTCAAAGCATTTGTTTGGTATTTACAAATCAGCTGAGACAAAAAATGAATGCAATGGCATTTAGTGACCCTTGGACAACGAGTGGTGGTAAAGCATTAGCATTCCATTCATCCGTTAGACTTCGTTTAAAATCTATGGGACAACTTAAAGTTGGAGATAGAATCGTTGGTATTAAAGTTAGAGCACAGGTTGTTAAAAACAGACTCGGACCACCATTAAGACACGCTGATTTCAATATCTTATTTGATAGAGGAATTGATAATTTTAATAGTTGGCTTTTAGTTATGAAAGATAACAAATTAGTAAAGCAAGCAGGTGCATGGTATGAATATACTGATATCGATACCGGTGAAATTATCAAATTCCAATCTAAAGATTTTGCAGAAATACTAAAAAACGAAGATTTAAAAGATCAAATTTATCGCAGAATTTGCGAAGCAACAATTTTACAATACAGAAGTTCATCAACGGATGAAGTTGAAATATCAACGGACGTTACCCATGAGTCAGATTAATAAGAAGTATTTAGATATACTAAAAGAGATAGATAGAGAACATAATGAATTTGGTGATTTACAAAGAAATTCCAAAACATTAGTTATTGATGGTCTTAATACCTTCATTCGTTCTTGGTCAACCGCTCCGAATCTAAATGATAACGGAGACCATATTGGAGGCATAGTCGGTACTTTAAAAAGTATCGGCTTCGCCATCCGTACTATAAACCCCACAAGAGTTATTATCGTATTTGACGGTAAGGGTGGGAATAAAAGCAGACAACAAATATATTCGGGCTACAAATCTGAAAGAGGTAAGAACAAGATCAAAATGAGATTGAATCGTGCCGCAAGTATGGATATGAATCCTGAAGAAGAAAGTGCATCTATGAAACGGCAAATGTCAGCATTGGGTGAACTACTATCATTATTACCCGTTACCATTATGATTTACGATGGTGTGGAGGCAGATGATGTTATGGCTTATATTGCTACAACTTTGAAAAAAGAAAATGAAAAAGTAGTAATAATGTCATCAGATAAAGATTTTCTTCAATTAGTAAACAAAGATGTCAGTGCATATTCACCATCAAAAAAGAAAATATACAATATACCTGAAGTAATTGATGAATTTGGAATACATCCACATAATTTTGTAAATTTTAGAATGATTGATGGTGACAAATCGGACAATGTAGAGGGTATAAACGGGTTGGGCATTAAATCAATAATAAAAGCATTCCCTATTTTATCAGAGGAAACTGTACAAACAACCGATACTATGCTTGAATATATTGGTACTCTTGATAAAAAATTAAAAGCACATGAATTATTTGAAAATAATTTGGCAATTTGCGAAAGAAATCGTAGATTGATGCAGTTATCCGAACCAGAGTTTAGTGGTAATCTTCGTATGAAAATTATGGATAGATACGACGAACCGGTTCCTAAATTTGATAAGCAAGGATTTCTAAAAGTAGGATTGAAATGTGGAGTTGTTGATTCATTCAAAGATATAAATGATTGGTTACAATCAACATTTGGACACGTAGCAAAATTTTAAAACAAAAATAATATGTCAGACAGATTAGCAAAACCATTGGGAGATAGAGTTCTCCTAACAGAATTAGAAGGAGCCGCAGAAACAACCGCAGGCGGAATTATAATTCCTGATTCGGTAAAACAAGAGGATATAAAAAGAGCAATTGTAGAATCAATTGGACCTGGAATTTATACACAAAGTGGAGTATTGATTCCTATGAATGTAAATGTTGGAGATGAGGTAATCATTCCACCATACCATCAAGGACAAGAGATAAAGATTGGTGGAAAAAAATATCTCTTAATGAGAGAATCGGAAATTTTAATGATTGTAAAATAAAATAAAAACATGGAGGTAAACTATGAAGTGTCTTAAAAATCAAAAAACAGGAAATATCATCAGAGTAGATGATAAACAAGCTCAAAATATGGTGGGCAAAGAATGGCAGTATACATCTAAAGTAGAATGGAAATCAGCTACACGTATACCCGCTCCCATTGTAGAAGCAGTAAATAATCAAATTACAGATTCAGTAACAATTTCTGAAAAGCAATTGAAAAGAAAAAAATCTAAATAATGGAAGTAGTAGATACATTGGTAAAATATGGTCAATCGTATCAATCTAAAGTCGTTGCTTCCCTTATCA